TCCTTTTTTATTTAGTCCCCCCCTATGTAAGGTTTTAATCCTAGTTAGTTAGATAACGGTGGAGAGTAGGTTCATGTTTGAAAATTCAATTTGAAGTGTCTGGGTAACAACTAGTTGTATACAGGGGGTAACAAGTTAGGAAAGTGAATAAAAATGAGGAGAACGATATCAAACCTATCAAGAGAGATAGGAATCAGTCGAAAAACGATATATAAGCATCTTGCACGACTTAAGATTCCTAAAACTGAAAAAGGCGAAGAATATACTTTGAATGATTGGAATCGATTAAAGGATTCTATTCTTTCTGTAGATCAATCGAATCAAGCTGTATTAAATACATCGATTGAATCAAAAGAAACTGAGAAGAAGTTAGATGTGGATAAATCAACCATTCGTCAAAGATTACTAAATGCGAAAGAAGAGTATGACTTTAATCGTAAAATGATTCAAATATTGCAGAAAGAGATTGATGCGCATATTAAAATCAAACAGTCAACTGTTGATCAAAACCATATGAAGACTTCTAGTGTAATTCCTCAAATAGATCGCCATGAAAAATACATTAAGCTGAACATCCAGGTATCAAAGTTGATCAGTGATTTAGAAGCTGATTTAGACTTGGAAAGTGGAAATGATAATGAGTCCGGTTTATTCTAATAATCCACTTACTGACTTTCATTTACAAGTTGAACAAAGACCAAATGAGTATGGACCTGAGATTAAGCAACAAATAGCGTTACAAAAAGAAATGCTTGTGCTATTTGATTTTGTAGAGGATAAAGGGAAGCGTGTTGTTGATTGGATCGAAAAGTTTTGTGTATTAACTGAAGGTGAAAAAGCTGGTACCAAAGTTAAGTTGATGTTATGGCAAAAATGGGTAATCTATTCTATCTTTGCATTTTATGGAAACATAGAAACAGAAATTTACGATGATAACGGTGTTTTTATAAAGAAAGATTTTAAGTATTCTCGTATTGTAAATGATGTTTTAATTCTTGTAGGTTCTGGAAACGCAAAAACATCATTTGTTGGTTTTATTAATGCATATGTGTTATATAGCGCTGAATTTAAAGCACCAAAAATCTATATAGGCTCAAACGCTTATAAACAATCTAGGCTATGTTTTGATACAACCTACAACATTATATTCAAGAATTCAATATTGTCTAAGTATGCTGATTTAAGGCCATCTATAGGTGAAATAGAAGTAAAAAAGACTAGTGGTAAATTAACCGCAATGTCTAGTGATGGTAAAAATCAAGAAGGAATTATACCAGCACTATTAATCATCGATGAGATTCACGAAATGAAAAATAGTGCATATGCCGATAACCTTAGAAAATCAACTAAAAGAGATGATGCATTAATTATTGAAACTTCAACAGAAGGAACAGTACGTAATGGTTATCTAGATCTGCGTGTTGATTTTGGAAAGAAACTCTTATCAAATGATTCTGAAGAAAAAGATTATCGTAAATTGTTTGTAATCTTTAAACAAGAATCAGAAGAAGAGATTATCGAAGCATTTAGGAGTAATAACATGTCAGTTCTTAGAAAATCGAATCCATCTCTTGGAGTGCCAGGTGCGGTATCAGTTGCATTATTAAAAGACAAAATCAAAGATATGATTAATGATCCTTCTAAAAGAGCGACAACTTTAACGAAAAACTTCAACATCCCACAAAATCCAGTAACAAGTTACTTTAGTGAGAATGAATGTAGAACTAAATCGTTTGATGAAAGTATTTTTATGAATGCGCCTGTTTTCATTGGATTGGATATGGCATATACGCGTAATCCTGATAATGATTTAGCTGGCATTGAAATCCTCATGGTTAATCCATTCACAGAAGAAGAGTATTGCAAGGACATCTATTTTTTACCAAAATACTGGGAGAAACAAACTCGTGAAAATAATGAATTGATTATTGAAAAGTTGGATATGATTAAAGAGAAATCGAAAGTAGATAGTAATATTCACTACAACGCAAAACGAAATCAATATGGCTATCAAGCATATGCGAATCGTGGTGATCTAGTTATTATTAATGAAGAACTCAATGATAAGTTGGTTAGTTTGTATGGTGAGGATGCTAAAACTGATTGCACTGGAATCACAGAGAAGTTTATTATCTACTATTGTGCATATTTAGAAAAAACGTTCAATTTTACAATATGCAAATTTGGATTGGATCCAAATAAAGCAAGTACAATTGAATCTTTCATGAATCAGAACATTCGAAGCTTGGATGGTTTACCGCCAGCAATTAAATTTCGAATGGAAGATAAAAAGATTAGTAATCCAATTATCGAATCTACAAAAGATAAACGTGCAAGAGGTTTAGTTCATAACAACAACAAATTGACTGAACTACATTTTGCATCCGCACAAGCGAAAGTATCAGATACAGGTATAACGTTCACAAATTCAATGAGAGAACGTAAAGATGGAGTCATTATTAATTTAGCTGCTAGAAGTGCTTACCATGTATTTACTTCAAACAATAAAACTGGTGCTGGAAATCTCGCTGTATTGAAAGAATGGTGGATTAATAGTGGAATATTGGAAAAAGAAGATATATCTCAGTAGATATTGGAAAGAAGAAGTAAGACCAAAAGTTTACGAAAAAGGCAATGGAATTTGCTTTTTTTGTGGGAAGTTAATTCTAAAACGTTGGACATGCCATCACAAAATCGAATTAACTGAGCATAATTATATGATTGAAGAGATTGCGTTTGGGTTAGACAACTTAGTGTTATGTCACTCCGATTGTCATAATCAACATCATGAAAGATTTGGATTTAAAGCATCAATAGTTGAGAATGATTTAGAAATAAATTACGGAAGGAGAAAAGTGTGAAGATACCTTTTACGAACTATAACGTTAATCTGGTAAAAAGAGGTGTTCAGTTTTTAGATTCTCAAAACAACCCAATAACTCTTATTGAGTGGTCGAATGGTTTGAAATATTATAAACCAACTCCATTGTTAGAAGTTATCTATTCAACAATGGCTTCTGAATTTGCAAAAATCGATTGGACTCACATTATTTCTAAAGATAAGAAATTTGAAAAACCAACGGATCATCTGAATGAACTTCTTGGATTAAGACCAAATAGACTTCAAACAAAGTATGATTGGATGTTCACGATGATGTATCAGTTATGTAAGTATGGGAATGCAATAACATTTATTATTCGAAGTCCAAATGGAGATATATTGAGTTTTAATCCGATTGACGTGAGTGACTACGAAATGGGTAAAGGTTATGTCATAAATGATCAATCCGTTTTTATAAAACTAAAGCGAAAATCAACAAATGAGATTATTTTAATGGATTATAACGATGTCATTCATTTGAGATCAAATCCAAACGATATTTTCAGAGGTGATATTGCTTCTGTTTCAAGTGGTATGGATTCATTTATAAAAGTGTTTGATGAAAATCTAAATGCTATGTTGAATGAACTTCAAGATAATGGTAACGTTCGTGGAATCATTACGTTGAATGGTGGTCCTACAATAGGCTCACTTAATGCAGCGGTTTTAAAAGACGATAAAGAAAAAATCAATAAGCAAGAAGAGATTGTCAAAAGAATCAAATCAACTAAGGGTGGCATTCTTGTTTTAGATGCTGGCGAAACATGGACGAAACTTGATTCACCATTTAAGACAATGACTCCAAGTGATATTGATAGTTATGTTAAATTTTTATACTCGTTTGTTGGTATGAATCAAAAAGTTATTGATGGCACGGCAAAGGAAGAAGAAATGGAAGTGTTTTTCAATAGATCTGTAATGCCGAAAGTTGAGAACATTAAAAATGAGTTCAATTTTAAATTGTTTAGTTCTGATGAAAGAAAGTTAGGACATTCAATTGAATATTATCGCAATCCTTTTGAGTATGTAGCGACTACCAAAGCACTTGATAGTCTGTATAAAGGTGCGATGTTCTTTACAAAGAATGAAATACGAACAAGTGTATTTAAATTACCTCCAGTCGAGGGCGGGGATGAATTGTTAAACAATCTCAACTTCGATACCTCTGAAGATAAAGAGAAGAAAGGAGGTGAACAACATTAACGAGAAAGTATTACGATATTTTGATGCTGAAGTTAGGGCAAAAGATGAAGAAGGTATGATGGTTACTGGCTATGCTTTGAAATTTGAAAAACCAACGCAAATCGGAAGCGATAAATGGGGTTGGATTGAAAAGATTTCGCGTAAAGCAATGGAAACAGCAAAACTGAATGATGTTATTTTAAGTTTTAATCACTCATTTAGTAGTGTTTTATCACGAACAACCAATAAATCATTAGTTTTAAGTGTTGATGATGTAGGATTAAAATTTGAAGCTGAAATTGTAGATACTTCTTATGGAAAAGATGTTTATAAGTTAATCAAAGAAGGATTAATCAATCGAATGTCTTTTTATGTAGAAGTATTAAAGAGTGAATGGATAATCGATGATAAAGGGAATGAGTTAGATCAAAGAACGATTACATCGTTTGGTCGATTTTATGATATCGCTGCGGTCACATTTCCAGCATATGACGACACTATCATTTCAGCACGTAGTGATTTAGTAGTAATTGATGCTGATGTTCGTACACACTTTGAAAAGCGTGAATATGAACGACAAATAGAAGAACTTGAAAAAATTACAGGAGGAACACATGAGATTTAAATCAAGTACAGAAGCAAGACACTTTATTAATTCCAAAAAAGCTGAATTAGGAGTGATTGATTCAAAAATTCAAGCAAGAAGTGCAGAAGCAAAAGACGAGGCTATTACGATAGAAGCTCGCGGATTGATTATCAAAGAAGTTGAAGGTGAAGTAGCAAAACGCAATCAAATTAATGTTGATCTTGCAGAAGCTGAAAAAGAAGAAGCTGAATTACGAGCTAAAGAACAAGAACAATTTGGTATTCTTGGGAATGTTGGTTCATCTACAGTTGAAGCTAGAAATAGTTTCAGAGAAAACTTAGATGATGTATATTCTACAGTAGAATATCGAAACGCTTGGGTTCAAGCAATCAAAACAGGTGATCAATCTGAAGTTAAGCGATTAGCATCTACAGCAAAGACTAATCCTGGTAATGGTGGTGTAGTTATTCCTACAGAAGTAGCGAATAAAATTGAAACATTACTACGTAAGGGTGGAACAATTGCGGATTTATGTAGAAAAACATACCAAAAAGGTTATATCTCAGTACCTTATGAAGTGTCATCTTCAGATGCATTAGTTGCAGTTGAAGGTGCTGCAGCAGGTGCAGAAGGAAGTTATGAATTTGGTTCTGTTGATCTATCACCAGCGTATATTCGTAAATGGACTAAATTAACAAAAGAGCTTGAAGCAATGGATCCAGGTGCATTCATTGACTACTTAGCGGAAGATTTAGTTGATAAAGTTCGAGTTGCACTTGATACTAGAATTCTTGTAGGAACTGGAACTAAAGGTGTAGTTGGAGTTATTAACGCTGCAAGAACTAATGGAGTTGCTACTTTAGAAGTTGCAAGTGTTGATTTTGGTACTGGTTATGCTGCTATGTCTAAATTAGATGATGATATTGAAGCTGAAGCTGTTGTTGTAATGAATCGTGCTACTTACTTTGATCACATTATGCAATTAAAAGATTCAACTGGACAACCAATATATAGAATTATTAATGATGCTAATGGAAAACCTCAATTTTACTATGCTGGTATGAAATGTAAGTTTAACTCTTCAATTACTGCATATTCAGCTGCGGCAGCTGCAGGTACATTGTTCATGATCGTTGGAAACTTTAAAGGCTATCAATTAAATCTCCCTGAAGGTGATTTAGTTCAAATCGTTCGTGACCATTTATCTTTATCCGAAAGTGGCCAAGTTAAATATACTGCGGATTTGTTTGCTGCTGGTAATATTACGAAAGACAAACACTTTGTAAAAGTTGTTAAGGCTGCTTAATGAAAAAGTGTAGAGTTAAAGTTGATGCTGTAACTCTTGTAGCAGCTAAAGATTCGGTAGTTATTGTTAGTGATAA